TGAGGTAAGTGTCCAAATATCTATCTTCAGATATTCCAGATTTGGTAGACCATGGGTCTTTTGGGTTTGTACCAAAGGTGGACTTATCTGCCACCTTTTTTACAACCGATTTTAATGTATCGGATTTACTCATTCAGATGTACCGCCAGCTTTACCAATCATCATTTCATTTTTAACTTTTTTCATTGCTTGTCTAGCCAAATGTTTGGCACGACTCATTGGTGTGTGAACAGCACCAGATTTGTCTTTGACATCACCTTTAACTTTTGTGTAAGGACCATCAAATGGTGGCTTGTCATCATGTTTTTCAGTAGCTTCAGCTTTCAATTTAACCTTGATGCTACTGTGTTCATTATCTTTACCGCCTTTAACACGACCAGCTAAAGTGTCTGTTGTTGCTTGAGCACGGTCTACTGCTTCTTTCTTTGGTTTCTCACCAGTTTGTGGTACACCCATTTTACGTTGTAGGTCTTTACGCATATCAGTATCAGAACCATGTCCCAATGTTTTCAATACTTTACCACCAACTTTTTTAACGGTGTCCATCATGCCTTCATCCAATTCAACGTCTTCATGTAATTCAGAACGCATATAATTAGCAACTGTCATAATGTAGTCTTCAGCCAAAGTGATTTTAGATTCTACCCATTCTGGCAAATCAGTAGTATCACCCAACATACCTAACAATTCTTCGGTATTGGTCATGATTGTTCTCAACTGATTAACGGCCATGTGTGGGTCTGAATACTCATGGTCTTTAGCTTCTTTATGTAGACCTTTAAGAGTAATTGCTAGGCGAGCACGTTTACCAGCTTTACCTGTATCGTGAGCGTGTTTATGTGCATATGCTTGAACGCTCATACCAGCTTTTTTAGCGGCAGCAGTTTCAGCACCAGGTTTCTTAATAGCACCAGCAATCCAGTTTTTTTCCAGAAGTCTTTCTTTGAAGTCCATTTCGGTTTCTTCTTTTTTGAATTCTTGGCCATCAGTTCTAAGTGGCTTCTTAGTGTATTGAACACCTTTTTCTGTTTTCTTAGAATCGTGACCAGTTCTCTCGCCAGGTTTCTTGGTAGTAAACTTAGGATCTTTTTCATCCTTGTTTGCTTTCCAGTCAAATGTGGAAGCTTCGTCCATAGATTCAGCTGTAGATTTTGCTGTGGTTGGATATTTTTTACCTTGGAATGTAAAGTGTGGTTGGCCTGCTTTCTTAGCAGCATGAGCAGCCATATGAAAACCAGTCTCTTTCAACTTGTCTTCATCTACTTCTTTCATTTTCTTTTCTTCAAAGGTAGGCTTCTTACCTTTGTGCATACTTTTCTCATGTTTATCAACTTCTTTATCAGCAATCTTTTTGGATTGCATAGGCGTTACACAATCATCCTCTTGAAGGATTTTGGTAACTGAATCAATAACTGATTGGCTGACTTGTGTTTTCGTGAACATCTTATTATACTCCTAATTTTTAGCAATTCCATTTTCTCAATGACTTATTGATCCTAGAATTTGGATCTCTTGCAGTCTTAGCTGATGTTAGTCTTCTTTTCATGCCAGACATTCTAGCACAAAATGATTTTCTACGATTAGCCGCTTTACTACCCTTTTTTAACTTAGATGGCTTTGTTGTTACAGCCATACTTAGTTTAGAACCTGGATGCTCTCTACGATAAGAAGCAATACCTTTTCTATTTAAGCCACCTTTTGGATCTTTTCCAGCTTTTCTTTGCCAAGCTGCAGTTTCGTCTATTTCAACTTGTTCCGACCATCTTGCGGAACCTTTATGTTGAATAGAAATAATTGTGGAGTCAGGAGCATGTTTAGTTACCAATTCGTGTGCATGTTTTTCGGTATCAGCTCTAACATTATATGTTTTGTCATCTGTCTTAACTCTATATTTTTGTTTGACTACTTCTCCTGGACCAAAATATTTGTCTTTCCAAGGATCATGGTAAGCTTCCATTTCAACTTCTTCTGGTACACAATTAGGAACTGTTCTACCATCTTTCTTTTTTGTTCCAACAGCCGTATAACCCGTCCAACAAGCATCTTTTAGTTTGCCTGTTGGTTTTTCAACTTCTTCTTTTTCACAAGAACCGGGAGAATATGCTTTTGTACCTGGAACTCTTTTATATCCAGTCCAACACTTTTCAGTAATGAATTCTTTGAATGATATCATTTCTTTTCCTTAATCCAGTTATCAGGTGTTTTACCATGTTCAGATTTGAAATCATTATGAAGTTGTTTACCAGTTACGCCATGGTCTTTAGATACTTTCATCATTAGATTATGAATTGTGTCATAATCGTGACTGTTCAATTGTTGTAAACCTTTTTCAAGTTCTCTTACATGATTCTCTTTTAATTTTTTCTTCTTCTTAACTTTGACTTCAGTACCGATGTTACGCATTTGGTCTTTATAGGAGTCCATTTTCTCCATGTTACCAGAACCACCTAACGTACCACCAACACCAGACTCCACATCATTTTGGAATCCATTAAACTCTTTAATGACAGTACTCTTAAACTTACGTTTTTCACCAACAAAGTTATTACTTGGTCTTGGACCTGCGGTATCACCAGTTGGTCTGTTACTTGTAGAATATTCTGGACCTAGTCTATCTTTTTTGATTAATTTTGGTTTCGTTTCTTCTCTGTATGTAGCGTCACCAAGGCCTGCACCACCAGTTAAACCATCATAACCTCTAGTATTAATTGTAGACCCAACACCGTCAGGCCTACCAACTCTAGTGGCTTTTAAAGAAGTATCACCTCTTTTTAACCTTTTCGTTTTGTCGTTGTCTTGTTGGAACCTTGATTCTTTGGCTTTCTTCCCCGCTTGGAGGGTTGGGGCTGTGCCGTAACTTCTGTTGTCGTTACCTGAATTGAAGGAGCCGGAGTCACGGGACTCGGAGTAAGTTCTGAAGGTATAGGTACCTGTACGTTTGACGGCGTTGAATTTAACATCGTCCGGGTTTCCGCCACCGGACTTGTCGTTATCTGGGGGGATGTCACTTGGGCCGGCTGCTCGATAGGCTGGGTTGTATTTGGCAGCGGTTTTAGTTTGAATAGATTTAGAATTTTTTGAAACATTTTTTTCTTCCTTAAAAAGATTAGAGTTAACACCAGTATTTAACTTTCCACGATTTTCTAACCATGAAAATGCAACATCATTATATGGAGATTTGTCAAAAAAGCGATTTATGCTTTGATATGTGTCAGTAATGTCTTCCTCTATCTGTTCATAGGAACCATCATTATCAAAGTTCATAAAAGTGGTAAAGTTCTGAGAGTATGATTCTTTAAGGTTTTGTGACTGAATCCATTTATCGTGACGTACAGATTCACCAATTGTCCTTTTAAGTTTTTCGTTTCTCTCTTTACTCACCTCATCAGTTGTGTTAACAAAAACCATCATGGTTTCATAACCTAAATCTTCTAATTCTTCTTTAACATAAACAATACGTTGAGCATCATCAGCAGGTCCATTAATAATCAATGGTGACCTTGTTCTAATGGCTTCTCTACGGAAATCATTAGTTCTTTCGGATAACTTTTGTTTATCGGCCAAGTATTCAAATGCTTGTACGGAGTTTAATTCAACAGCTCTGGCCTCAGCAATAGCTTCACGAATAACAATATCTTTACCAGAACCAGGTCCACCAGTTACAAAGATGGCCTTGAATACGCCACGGTAAATATCTTCATGTAAACCCATACCTTTACGAGTATCATGCATCAATTCTTTTGCATGTTCATCAGAAACATGATGTGGAACGCCTTGTCTAAAAGATTTCATATCTTTATTCTTGGCATGTTCTCTCATCTTGGTACCAGACATACCAGTATCACCTTCAGCATCAGGATCTCTTTCACCAGCTGAGTGAACTGTAATCTTTTTGAAGTTATACAAGGCACCTTCATGTGTACCATTATATCTGTGCAACTTCTCTCTCATTTCTTTAACACGGTCAGAACCAACCACCATGTGAAGGTGAGTTACGCCTTTCTTGTGGATTTTGGCTGCGTGATGTAAGAATGTTGGATGTTCTTTGTTGGAAGCTTCAAAGTGAGTACCTGGAGAATATCTTTTTAGGTGTTTAATCTTCTGAGCTGCCGATAATGGATTCTTCTTTGCATCTTGTGAATGTGATGTGACAACTGTGTGACCAGCATTATTCTTTTTAGCCACATCTTTAACTTTATCAATCAACTTCAAGTGGCCAGTTGTAGGCGGATTCATCCGGCCAAAGGTCATCACATGATGCACCTCATCACTTTTGGCTTCTTGAACTATATCTAAAAACGACTTCATTTTCTAACTTTTAAAAGATTGGCCTTAGCGAATTCAGCTCTATTTACCAATTTTGTTGGTTCTTCTTTACCGCCTTCTGGTTTATGGTTTACCACAAAACCTTCTGGTTTAGATTTCTTACCTTCAATATGGTGTTCATATTTACCCTCATGCGTTTCCAATGATTTCACCAAAGAATTCTTGGCTTGGTGTAAATGGTGATGCATAGAGAACAAATGGCCATATGCAGATTTATTTTTTTCCACATGTTTAATCTGGTGTTCACCTTCAGTACGTTTTTCATTCTTAGATTTATCCGATTTTACTTTGGATGCCATTTTTTCATGTTGGCTATAAAGGTGTGCTTGGAATCCTTTAACACTTGGAACCTGATCGTGTCTTACTGTATGATTAATGTAAGTGGATAGATGACCGGATTCTCCACCATGAGCATGATGAACGGCATCATACATTTTGTGGCCATGTGTGTCGTGTATCTCTTTAGCTGCAGCCATGTGTTTATGAAACTCATGTTCATTCTCCGGACTGTGTTGAACCTTACTTGTATCATGTTCAGCACCATGAATATGGACATCTGGATGTTCTTTAAAGTTATGGTGGTCAACATGAGGTGAAGCATGTTTCATGTCATCACTATATTTTTGGTGAACTACGACACCAATCTTAGATTTGTTAATTTTCTTAGCTTCATCACCGTGTGCAGTATAGGTGATGGTATTTGGTGTAAAAGATACTTTATTTTTTGCAGCTTCAAACAAATGTTCTTCTTTTAATGTCTTAGTTTCTGCATGATGCATCACATCACCTTGATAAACACCAGTTTTAGGTGTTACTTTTGGTAGGTGTTTGAGTGCATGTTTAAGAGTTTTTACTAAGCCTGGAGCATGGCCATGATTCTTCTGAATATCTTTTTCAGAGTAGTTAATCTTTGGATTCTTATTGAAAGCAGATTTGGAAGCAACAAAGAATTTACCAGTATGTGGATGGTGACCAAAGACAATTGATGGAGAACCATCATATTTCATTGTTAAATTACTACTTTTGTGGCCAGCCTTAATATGTTCGTGTGCTTGTTGTAAAGCACCATAAGCATGTTCAAAACCAGCATGACCGTGCATTAAAGGTCTATCTTCAGCATGGTGAATGTGTTTGAGCTGGCCGCCTTCATCAGCAGCTTCTTCAGTCAGAAACGATATAAAAGTTTTCATTGATTTTCCCTAGAAATACAACACACTATGGTTGTCCGTAGGTTTATTTATACAACTTTTAAACTCATATGACCGATTTTTTAAATTATTCGGTTTGATACATAGTCACTTTTGGTACATTTCCGGACGCCAATACCAACGATTTTTTGGACCAGGATGTAAATCGTATGCTTTAGGGTTACCACTACCATGCCAACATTCATAGTCAAATCGATGGTGTGGTTGACCAGAAAATTGTGGTTGTAACTTGTTTTCTTTTGGAGTTTTTAGTCTTTTACACCTTCTAAGATAAGAAGCTCTGGCCCACCAGAAATTTCCAGCATAGAACGGATGTGGTGGATCATTTAAAAACGAAGCACCACAAGTATCATAACCTTCATCTAATTTGGCAACACAATCTTTCCATCGAATAATGTTCCAATATTCCATATATGTCCGCCAATCGGTCAGATTACTTGTTAATCCTTTATGATGAATGTAACAAACATAAAATTCTTCATCGGTGGAGTGTACCAATTCTTGTATATGAAGCATTGTAGTACCTTCAAACCATTGACCATAAGAAGAATCAAAAACTTTATAGTTTGCGTTAGGCAACTTGTCTTTCATCCATAAGAATGGTTCTTCTTTAAAATGTAACATCATATTGATTTCAGCAGCTTCGGCTAAACCAGTACTTAAAAGCAAATCTGTTTGAGTTTTTGTGATTTGTGTTGTACCATCTAATGATACGGCATGGCTAAACAGTTTGATTTTCATATATGAAATCTTTGATGTAGACAAGTTTGGTATTTCGGTTTTCAAAATGATGAAGTCTGAATACATGGTCAACAGGATCTCCTTGCCATGTCCTCATATCTTCGTCCCATAGGACATAAGTATCTTTCTTCATCAAATCGGCTACAATACCAATTCCTGTAATTGTGGTGACGAAAGGATTGGGATTATACTTGATTAAAGAACAATTATACACCAAGTCGTTCTTGTAGTCAAGATACAAGGTATTATAATCTTTAACTATACCAGAAGATTCAATGACATTAAAATTCCTACGGTCATCCACATCTGGAGCATCCTTGGGTGACCACCGATCTCCAACAATTAATTGTTTTTCACGGTAATCAATATCAAGTTTTGGTACTTGTAATTCAAAATCATCATCAAATTCAAAATTAATTCTATAATTATTTTTGATGAAATTATAATATCTTTGTTGAACAATTGGTCGTGAT